ATGAGAAAAATTATTCAAGAATTATTAGACAGTTCGATGTCTACATCCGCTATTTCGCAAGGCGCTGGAGTTCCTTGGACTACTGTTTCTGACCTTAGAAAAGGAAAAACAAGCATGGACAAAATGGCCCTTCTCACAGCAGAAAAACTTTATGAATTTGCTACAGCTGATAAGCAGTGATTTCGGTCACTGCTTTTATTATTGCCAAACAAAAAAACCGCTAGCGATTGCCAGCGGTCAAGTGTAATTAAATTTTGAAAGCCTTTCTATGCTTTATTTCGTTGTGATGAGACCATCAGGTAATACAGTAAGCGCTGGTTTGTCTGAACGACTGCCATCCTCGTTGACGTAGTACCAGCCACCTTCGACTTGGACAAGTTCTTTTGAAGACATTGCGCCATTCTCTTCTTTGAGATGGTAAAGTTTATCCTTGTATTGAACCCAACCAGTGACCATCGCTCCTTCTGTATCGAAGTAATACCATTTTCCATTGATTTTCTTCCATCCAGTAGCCATAGCTCCTGAAGGGTCTAAATAGTACCATTTGCCATCTGAATGCTTTTTCCACTTGTCTTCAAGCATGTAGCCAGAGCCGTCAAAATAATACCAGGTTCCATCGATTTTTTCAAATTTCTCTTTTGGATAAGATCCGTCAGGATATTCATACCACCATCCAGTATCATTTCTTTTCCATTTTGGCTTTGCTTCTTCATCATCTAGTAAAACAATGTTCTTATCGTACGGATTTGAAGAGTATTGCCACCAGCGGATACCATCCATGGATGGGAAGTATTCAAAATCAGCATTACCGTCATTTAAACCATAGCCAGCAATCCAAAGACTGCTTGGGAATTTCGCAAGAATCTGCTCATAATAGATATTATTGAGCGTGAATGGCTTGTAGCTGTAATAGATTGGCTCATAGCCATTTTCTTTGAGGATTTCCATAAAGCGAATACAAGCATCTGTGTTTGCCTGTTTATCTCCACTAGCATGATCTTCGTAGTCAAGACACAAGTATTTTACTTTTTGAGGCACATTATCAAGGAAGTAGCGTGCCTCTCGTTCGGCTTCTTCGATGTCACCGCCAAACCAAGCAAAATGATAAAATCCAACAGGATTAGATTGCTCAATTTGAGCAGATAAGCAAGGGTTTAGATAATTTGTACTTTCAGAAATTTTGATAATGGTATTCTGTGTACCCATGTCAGCCAAGATACCTGTAATATCGTATCCATTGTGGCTAGATACGTCGATGAACAAGTCGTTTTTCTTCATTGTTTTCTCCTAATCTTCGCTTGGTTCTTGATACTCAAGAGCACGTTTGCTATCAGAGATCCCTGATGTTGTTGGATCTGGAATAATATTTAAGATATTTACAATCGTCAACCCAACAAGATAAGGGTTCGCAAAGAATTTTCCAAGCAAGTCTAAAATGACTCCCCAGCTAACCAAATCCTCTAGTTTTAGATTGAAATATGCGAGAATTGGCAAAGCTAGTGCAAATGCCACTCGCAATAAGAATGTTTTATTTTTTAAGTTAAAACGTACTTTCCAGTTGATCATGTGTTATTCTCCTTTTTTCGTATCATCATCTTTCTCGAGCAATCGTTGAAATGCTTTCAAGATTGGCTGAAAAAGAGTGATATTTCCTTTTAGTTTGCGGTAATTTTCAATAAGTGATTGAAAAGTAAATGCGATGTACCCGAGATAGATCGAGTACAAGAATGCGAAACCTGTCTTCTCAGGCAAGAGTACAGACATCGGGATGAGAATCATCAGCAAGAGAACCCCTAAAATCTTGCGAAGGAGCCCATTGATGCCGATTTTGCTCTTATACTCGATGTCAGGGTTTGCGATAGCAGCAATTGTCCCTGTCAAGAAATCGATGATTTCCATTGAGACAATCAAAGCTAGAGCGTACAAGACCAGTCCGTCCTCAGTCTGGACGACACTTCTTAAAAAATTGAAAAATTCGATTTGCATACAACCTCCTTTGTCTATACTTCTTTCAGATTAAATTTCAAGCCACGGAATTTACTAGCAACTCCAGAACGATTCTTAGCTGTGATTCGATAAAATCCGACATCAAGCACAGTACCGTCTGATAATGACTGCCCATTTGATGTCACAATCACGTTGTCTCCAAAATAGCGGACAATTGACGGACGTTCAATATAAACCGAAACCTCAAACATAGTCTTTGTTTGAGTAGAATTTAGTTGTCCTTCTAAATCGAAGCCGTCAGTTCTAGTAATCCACTTCACATCTTTTTGTTCATCAGTCAAATAATCTGAATAATTCAAATCAGATGCCACTTTGTTATTTTGATACCCAATTTTACTAACACCTGAAACAAATACCGTTTGAGGAATCAACTGACTAGCTAAGAATTCTGCCCCTTTTTGATGACCAAGATCTCCAAAGTGGCACATGTCTGGAATTAAATCCTTGAGCTTGTATTCTGAATGGTTCAAAATATTACTTGTGCCAGCATTATAATCAATGAATGGTAATCCTAATTCTTTGGCTAAATCCTTCTTGATGTTGTCAGCGATCGCATTAATCTTCGAACCAAATCGTTTGTAATTCTCAAATTCAGCTTGAGTACTCATTAGTACAGGTTTAATTCCTTTTGCCAACAATCGACTTACAACATTGATATGATCGTCACGAAATGATTTAATCTTACTCACGTCGTACACCATATCGTTGATGCCCATTGCAATGAACGCATAATCAATGGATTCAGGTATCGGAGATAGAACAGCATCCAGATTTTGACGAAGCCAATTAATGGTTTTTCCTGAAAATCCTCGATTATAAATTTTATGATCAAAATTGTAACCACGTTGTTGATTAATAATATTATTAAGTATTCCAGAATATGTATTATTTCCTTCTTTTAGATTATTAATATTATCGTTGTTGCTGGTGTAATTTGAAGTCCTCCAACCATCCGTCGTGCTATCTCCCAGCGTCACAATAACAGTTTTTTTAGTCTGAAGGTCGACAATCAGTTCTTCTAATTGCCATGCATTATTTAATAACGATTTTGTACTCTGAATAAAATTATTACTAGAATAATGCGTGAGTTCTTCAAGATATACTGATGCAATCAAAATGTCTGTATTCTTGCTTGTAAAAGTTGCTCCATTAGACATCACTGAACTCTTTACTAGCTTAAACTTATTTTCTATAGTATCCAAAATAAGATGATGCAAGTATCCACTACTAACTTGAAGATTTTCATGCTCTTTTATCGAGTAGTAACTTGTCCCTTTTGAAACAATAATCTCATTCTGTTCTCCAAAACCATTAAAACTAAACGTTTTTGAATAATTGTCATAGATTATTTTGCCTTGTACAACCGAACCGATTAAGCTATCCTGCGTATATTCTGAGTAGCCAATTGTCTTAACGAACATAGAATTAACTGGATAATGTAAAGTACCCTTATACATAATAGCAAGTATGACTTGCGTTGACGTGATGTTCTTAACGTTCGCCAAAGTCATCACGGTTAACCCTTTATTTTGGAAGTCGTAAACAACATATTCTGACAATCCAGTTGGTTCGTAACTAATGCTCAAATTAGCATTTGGAGCATAATTTTTATTTCCAAACGAAATCCATGTATCTTTTTTTAAGGATACTGTTTTAGTCTTACGATCAATAGTTAATAATCCGTCGAAAATTACGCCGAACTGATTAGGAACGCCGTCAGTTGGCGATTGATATGAACCACCATCCGCCCATGAACTTCCGTCCCAGTAATTCCAGTGGCCGTTATCAGTTGTAACATAAATACCTTTATCACCAGATGGCTTTGCTGAACGTAAAGCTGAAACATTTGGATATGTTCCTTTAGGAGTTCCGTCTAGAATATTATTAAGCATAGCTTTTATTTCAGCTTCGTCTGCTTTTGAATTGATAATATTATCAATCGTAGAGAATCTATCGGATAGATGGTCAAAGGTGCCTCTGGCCTTAGCCACTTCCATATTTGTGTTGCCATCAAATGTTGCATCTTCATAGACTCGTTCTATACCGTCATGAATAGCTTGTCGAACATCGCGACCAAAAACTCCTTCCTTGATAACTTTTAAATATTGGTCAATTCCCATTTAAACTTTCCTTTCTAGATTTTCAATTCGTTTCAATATATCATCTAAGTCAACTTTCTTTGAAATTAGCAAATAATCCAGTTTTTTCTTATCTTGAGTAGATAAGAGTTGGCTAGACTGTTCGTTCACGGTATTATTGACAGTTTCAACTGTCTCTGCAGCTGCATTAGCAATAACTCGCACTTCTTCCAATCTTTCCTGTTGCTCTTTAAGCTGATTAGTTGTAACTAATTGCCGAGTTCGCTTACGAATATTATCTAACTGCCACTCTTCCGTAGACTTAAATTTTTCTCCAATCGTCAAACTAGATCTCTCAACATTTAACAAATCAATCTGTCGAGCAACAACTCTCAGTCGCTCGTCGATAAACATAACAGGATTGATAACCCTATATGTGTTACCTTCCTCAAACTCGTCAAAATTCGGGTTGATGTGCGATAAGTTGACTGCTGAAACAGAGTATTGATAAGCTACAGCTTTTTGAGTGGCTAGCTGGCTTTCTCCTGCCTGTTTTAGAGCAACAGGGTTCTCTATGTCATCAAACGTGGCAGTCTCCATTTTGATACCATACTCGGCAATCAAATCAGGTCTATCGATGTAGTCTTTTCCGTTGTTGACTGAGGCAATGCTGACACGCTGATTTGTCTCACTATTTTGCTTGCCATATACAAGCAGGCGAGATACAATGCCCTCTGGGTTGATATGCTGCTTTAATGACAATAGATTGACAGAGAGCTTGATTTCCGTGTCGCTGTCAACACCAATCTGCTTCTTAAAATCAAGATATCTCTTCCCATTCTCCTTGCGAATTTGTAGTTCCAGTCCATACTCGTTCAGGATAAGGTCTGTCAATGTGGCAAAAGTCGACTTGGCAGGGTCTACATCGGCTTCCATGTGGTCGCCTGTTGCGATTAGGTCTGTCAAATCACCTGGCAAAAATTCCTTATAAGATTCCAGGTTGTCATTGTGGAATTTCAAGACTTGTTTTACAAAATCAGATTTCTTCCCGCGGTAAATTTGTTGCCTTTGTTTGCTGTCGTTCAGAAAATCAAGCTCCGATTTGGCATTGTATGCAAATGTAAACACTCCACTTTCTGCCATGTCATTTGTGATTGGGGCTATACGACCGTAAAATACTTCTCTACCTGTCCGCATATTGACTACTTGTACCATGGTCTGTAAAGGCTTGATAAGAGCCTTGTAACCAGCGTTGTTTGGCAAAAACTGGAAATCAAACTGGGCAATCTTATTGATTTCAAACTTAATAATGGCCGACAAGAGCTTATTTCCGCCGGCCATTGAATCGTGTATTGGTGTCACGTTGGCACCGTTAATCAAACTAACTGCATACATCAAATCAGCTCCTTAAACCATTTGAACGAGATTCTGCCGTTTCCTTTGATGCGAATTTCATTCTCTTTTTCGAGTGTGAAAAAGTCATATACACGACTACCTGGAATAATACTGAACTGTTGATTCCGCATAGTCAATGTCATGTTGCTGGTCGACGTAATCTCTGGTCGTGCCAAGCTGATACCTGTGTTGACCAATAGAATATCAAGCGAACCTTTAACATCAAAAGCAATATCTTGGAATGCGTCTAGTTCAAAGTTAAATTCATCCCAGATATCGCTTCCTTCAGCTTTCTCGGAAATCATGAAGGGATAGGCTGTGAATGTGATTTTTAGCACACCATGCGCCCAATCCTCTTCAAAAGCACTATCCCCTTGGACTTCGGCTAGGAAATAAAAACCAGGAATTGCATCGTCATATAGAGGTGCGAGTCCAGTAGTACCCATTAGCCAGTTAATAGCACTTGTTTTAGCCATATTCATGGCTTCTTTCGTGCCATAGATTGTATTCTTGATTTTGATTTGATAGGTCAAGGTCCTCTGTTCGTAGAGCTGCCCGCCGTAAACCGTTGAAAAATCATATTTTTCATTTGAAAATGGAATTGGCACCAGTACCTTCTTTTTGTTAGGGATGCTAATTGACCGTTCATTTAACAAAAGCAAGCCTTCATCTTCAAATGAGTGCCTGCCATTGTATCTAATTCCGTAGTGTTTAGCCAACTGTGCCTCCTCCTTCGATAATTTGAATACGCTGTGCTTGGGCATCTGAAACATATCCCACAATCAATTGAGCGAATGTTTTGCCGTCAATATTTAAAATGATTGGTTGTGGATTTGGTTGTTCCACGTTCACAATAATCTTGTCTTTGACAGTAGACATGATATGATCTGCTATCATTCCAAGTGTGCTTTCGTTTAATGGCAATACCGCTTCTTTACCAGCCTCTCCACCACCCATCAGCCCATTACTGTTCATGCCGAAAATGGTTGGTTTGGTTAAAATACCACCTTTGGCAAACCATGTAATATCAATAGATGGCAATGACCCCTTACCACCGAATCCCCACGGTGCCTCGCCACCGCTGATGTTGAAGCGTGGTAGTTTCGGTCTAGGTAGTGACCATTCAAAGTTAAAGAAACCCTTCATAGCATTGATAGCATTGGAAACAGCATCTCTAGCACCGTTAATGGTATTCGTAATAGTATCTCTAATACCATTCCAAACACTGTTTACAGTATTAAAAATGCCAGACATTATACCACTAATTGTGCTCAATATTCCGTTAAATACATTAGAAATAGTATTGGAAATCGAGGTTACTATATTGCTGATGAATGACAATATGCTATTCCAAATTGTGGATACTATATTGAAAATCATGTTGAGTACAAATTGGATATAGGTCACAATCGCTTGCCAAGTCGTTTGAATGTATTGCTGAATAGCTGTGAGAACTGTCTCAATGATGGACTTGATTGCATTGATTAAGCCGTCTACAACACCTCTCATCGTCTCCCATGCGCCAGACCAGTCACCGTTAATCGCCTGCATAACTGCCTTGATGATTCCAAGTACGGTGTTGATTGCTGTCTCTACAATTGTTTTGATGACTGTCCAGACTGTCTCGATGACTAGTTGGATATTCGACCAAGCGGCTTGAATGAGTGGCTGTAAAGCTGTCATGACTGTGTTAATGACAGATAAGATGGCATTCCAGACTATTTCTGCGGACGACTTGATCAACTCTTGGTTTTCCGTCCACCAGTCCACAACCACTCCAAACATGCTCATGATGAAGTCAGAAACTTCACTTACAACTTTGTTAATGACTTCCAGAATGGCATTCCAAACTGTCATGACAGCGTCACGGAATCCCTCGTTTGTGTCCCATAGATACTTAATACCAATTACGACTGCTGCAATAGCGGCAACAATTAAAGCAGCAATACCGATTATGGGTGCAGCTGCTGCAATCATTGCTCCGATGGATGTTCCAAGCGCAACTGCTGCTGCTTGCAAGGTTAAGAATATCGGGACTAGAATCCCAGCGACTGTGACTACACCTCCCAAAATCACGATGAATTCTTTTACTGGACCAGGTAGACCACTGAACCACTCTGCAATATCTTTGACTATGTTTCCCAGCACTTCAAATACAGGGGCTAGAACTTCAGCAATTGCTGCGCCTAGTTCGGACATAGCTAGCGTGACTGAGTTTTGTGCTGTCTTAAATTTATCAATTGGATCCAGAGTAGCTTCAAATGTCTTTGAAACCGCTCCCACTGAGTATTCAGCAGATTCTGCGAAATTCTGGAAGTCAAAAGAACCACGCTTGATTGCGTCAATCATTTGAGGTGCTTTCTTGGCTCCGAATATTTCCATTGCTAGTCCCATTGCTTCGGTTTCGCTAGTAGTATTCTTTATCTTATCAATTGTCTCGATAAGACCTTCTTTCAAGGTCTTACCTTTTGTAGCGTAAGAGCCTGCTGCCTTCGTTAATCCTGATAAAGCACTTGAAGCGTCCACACCACTCGTCTCAAATTGTCCGAGCAATGCTACACCTTCTTCAAATGAAAGGCCTAACATTTTAATCTGTGGTGCGCCTTCGATAGCTTTTTTCATCAAGTCATCAACAGATACACCAGTTGATTGAGCTGTGTAGGTTGTAGAGTCTAGGACTTTCGCTAAATCACTAGTTGATAGCTCATAAGCTTCCAAGGCTTTACTTGCTGAAATAGTTGAATTGGTAATGTCTGTACCGTTGATTTCAGCAAACTTAATCATTTCTACGGATACATCTTTGAGGGCATCACCAGTCAGTCCAAATTGTGTGTTGACCTCTCCGACTGCTTCACCAGCCTTGCTGAAATCAGTTGGGATAGTTGTCGCGATGTTTGAAGCAATATCTTGCATTTCTTTCAAACTATCGCCTGTCGCACCAGTTTTGGTCACGATAGTGTCCATGCCTTCGTCAACTTGCCTGAAGGCTTCTAGTGCATTCTTCCCAAAATCCACAAGTTTCTGACTAATATCAGCTAGCTTCTCTGAGAATTGATTAAGTAGCTCAGCTTTTAGAAGATTGTTCGTTTCAGTCAGAGTTCCAGATGCTTGTTTGCCAGCTCCACCCAAATTCTTCATCTCTTGAGAAAGATTTGAATACGCTGTTTTAGCTTGGTTCAGTTGAGCTTCCATTTTGTTAGCTTCAACAGAATTTTCGCCATATTCTTGCTTGGTTAGTTCTAACTGCTTCTCGAGATTTTCAATCTGTTTAGCGACGAAAGAGGATTGTGCGCCAATCTTTTTCTGCGCCAGAGCTAGTTTTTCGGACTCGCTAGCATTTGCTCCTAGTTGGCTTTCTTGTAGTTTGAATGAACTTACAACTTTTTCAGATTCACTTGCAAGGCGAGTCTGCTCTTTCTGTAAGTTCTGAAGCTGACTCTTATTGCTTTGGGTAGCATTGCCATTGCTTTCAAGGGCTTGATTGACGCTTGCAAGCTTACCTTCATATCCTTTTAAGACATTTTGCGTTACTTCAACTTCACGCTGGAAAGCTCGATACTGCTCTTCGCCAATCTTTCCTTCTGCAAATTGCTTCTGGACCTGCTCCTCTGCAGTCTTCAAAGTTTCGAGTTTCTCTTTAGCGTTGGAAACCTGTTTTGCCAAGAGTTCCTGTTTCTGGCTAAGCAAGACAACGTTGCCAGGGTCAAATTTCAAGGCTTTATCAATTTCTTTGATTTCCTTGCTGGCATCAGAGGCAGACTTATTGACATTTTTTAAGGCCTTATCTAAGCCGGTTGTGTCGCCACCAATTTCAATATTGATACCCTTAATTTTTCCTGCCATGTGTCCTCCTTTCTTTAAAAATAAAAGTGCTGAGAGAGCGATTCTAGCAACGTTTTCCTTGAGTTAACAAGGTATTCATCGTAGAAATTCTCTCAAAGCACTTTAGAAATTATCAATATCGTCTTGTGTAGCTCTTCTTGTCTTAACTTCAGTCTGTTTGTCTGGATCACGAAGATTGACATAGTCTGTTTGGTAGTCAAGGGCCATGCCAAGTGTGATGTGTTGTAGCTCCTCTACTGACAGACCGACTTCTTTACAGCAGGATAAATAGGACTCTACTGTAAAAAGTTCATCACTTGCAGATTCGCTGTCATCGAAGGCTTTTTTGTGGTTATGTTTGCCTCCAGCATTTCCATTAAGACAGGAGCGACGTCTTGGACAGGGAAATATTCCAAATCCATGTAAAAATTGTCGTAAGGCTTGATCGTAGGGTCTCCCGATTTCACAAAAGTCCAAAACAGTCGGTTAAAGAAAGTCATATCGAAATCTTTCAACATGGACATATCTAGTTGACTGACATCTACTTCTTTCTGTTCCTGCGATAAGGCTACCATTTTCAATAGGGCGTCGCCTTGGAACATGTTCATCATATCCTGGAAATAGTCACGACCAAATTGATTTTTGTAAGCAATTGGTGTATAGCCATTAGTCACCAACCGAAATTCTTGGTCCCCAATTTGATAAAGTCGTTCCATTAGCCGCCTACCCCTTCTGTCGCTCCAAATGTCACGCCGTCTGCAGGTTTATAGACATTTGTAAACCAGCCGTCGTAAACTTCTTTGGTTGTGTTTGCTGTTGTCCGAGTCTTAACAGCTTTATCAGATGATCGTGGGACTGATGTAAAGGAAAGTTCCGTAGTGTTCGGGTCTCCTGACTTAGTTTTTGAACCCTGCTTTGGTCGAGTAACTGTACACTTGTACATTACGTGACGAGTAGCATTCTTATCCCCCTCAATTTGGAACATCATCGCAAAGGCTGCTTTCTCCGCATCAGCAAACTCAGACTGTGTTCCGTCTGAGGCTAGCTTCTCTCCTAAAATTTCAGTTTGGAAATACTCGGTCAAGCGAGCAATTGTCAATGTACCTGTGTAGCCCTTGTTGGTTGAACCGCCATAGTAGGTCACGTTGTCTGCTTGGAAATCAATCGTTTCTCCTTGTGGCTCAATTGTCAACTCGACGGCCCCAGGTAGTGCTTGTGGAGTGTCGTAAGTCAAATTGCCTAGGGCATCCTCTGAGGTAATTTTGGCAATATGGACTTTCTCCAAGCCAAATTCAATTTTGTTTTCTGGTTTTTTCGTCATGTTCTTCTCCTTCTTAAATTAGACTGACATCATAAATGACCTGATAGAGCCCTTCTGACTCTATATACATTTCATCGGAAAACTCAAAAAAGAGCTTGTTTTGATTAAACAGGCTCTTTAGTTTATCTTCCAGTGATTCATTTTTCTTATCTATAATCAGTTCTACCGTAACTGATTTGATAGTATGGTACGCTTCATTATCAGCATTGAGGTTATCCTCACCATCCTGATAATAGATAGCATAAGGTGGTTTTGGTTTTTCCCCCTTTTTGAATTGACGGTAACGGCACGGTATTCCCAATTCATTCATGACAGCTGCAAATTCTGATAGTTTCATTGGCCAATTCTCCTGATGAGTTCTTCAAATTCGGCAATAGCTTCTTCTTCCACTGGTGCGATATGGACCTGCGGGCTCGTTCGTCCACCATCACGGTTGACATGCCCATTTTCAAGTAAATGGGTTAGGCGATAGTCAGGTCCTCTGACATATGCCACATAAGTTCCGTTCTTTAATCGTTTCTTGGCCCATTTCTTTCTATAGTTTCCTGTCATCTTTGGGCTGCTGACCCTTAACTTGGCTACAGCTTTATCGACAACATCGCTAGCAGCTTCATCAACTTCTTGCTCAACTTCTTCCGACCACTCTTCCAGTGCGGACATGATTTCGCTAGTTAGATCCAGTGCCATTTTTTACTACCTCACAAGTCAATTCGATGATATCCCCATTTTCAAATGTCTTGATGACCTCGTATCTCACTCCTTCAAAATCCACATACACCTGATTGTCATACTCAAAATCGTGGACCTCAAGTACCATGGAAGGATTCATGTTGGCTTGTGATGCAAAATAATACTCTGACCGTGTGAGAGACCGCTTATTGCATGATACCTCAACACCTACCTCTTTGTAGGTTGGTTGTAGCAACTCATCCAATGTCGGCTCTTCAGAAAGCGAAATTAGGGTGCAATCTTCATTCCATCTCATGACTCTGCCTGCTTCCTATATGTGATTTGATAGTCGTGCAGTTTCTGCTGTAGATAGCGTGGCATGGTTGGCTGGTCTTTGTTGATGTACTGGTAGTATGTCCAATCGGCAACGAAGGTAACATGGTGAGGTAGATTCAGGTCAATGGCAATGCCCTTGACTTGTTCTAACTCATCAATAGAGCTTTTGATAAGCTTTTTTAGATATTCGTCGCGTTTGTCGGACTTGATACCTTCTTTCATTTTAACCAGTTTCAAGACATCTGAATCTTCCATGGCTTACTCGCTTTCTTTAGAAGATTTTTGAGTTGTAGTGGTTTCTGAGGACAGCTCGCTTGCTAACTCGGACACAGATTCAGAAACACTTTCACTTACTGATTCGGAGTGCAGTATTTCTGTTTCCTCCAAAACAGCTACAAGCGGTTCTTTATTCAAACCGTTCAGATAGTCTATTCGGTCTTTTGCCGTCACAAACTCCTCATCTTTTCTCCGAAGGCCAATCGGAGATTGGCTATCGGAAAAAGTTACGAGTGCTTTAACTCTTACATCAACTGAATTCATGGTTTACCTCCTAACCTGGTGTGTTAGCCCTGTCTGCAGCGAATGTCACATCTGTTGGTGCTGGGGCAACTGCTCCATCTTTACCTGATGCATTGACTGCCACGAAAGCCTCACCAAAGATTGGACGCCCGTCATAACGTGCAATGCCCTTGAAGACAGTATTGTCCTCGATGAATTGAGCATGTTCAGATTGGGCCATGGTTGCTCCCTCACGTTCTGCTAAAATGTAAAGAGAGCCAAAGCCACCGATAATATGTCCATCTGGGATGAAATTTAGTTCTTCAACATCACCGCCAATGACAGGTAATGTATTGTCAAGACCTGACGCGATTGCTGCAGCCGAGTTGAAACTCATCAACTTAATTTTCAAGTCTTGATGTGTTTTGCGAGACATAGCCCAGAAGACATTGCCGTCTGAGTAGTCGGCATCAATGACATTTAGCTTAGTAGCCAATTCCTGATAATATTTGATAGGATCAGTGATTTTAGTAGGTACTACTGACAAGTGAGTAGAATGCAGGTCAGTCCAGTCTGGCTCATTCTTACCCCAGTAGTTAGGTTTCTGGGTTTCTGCCAAGCGAGTCACAATACCAACAGGCATCTTAGTCCCTTTACCGTAAAGGATAGCCTTATCAAGAGCAAGACCAATGGCTTGAGCGAGACCCAAAAGAATTTCGTTAGCAAGGTTGAGGTCTGAGTCCTTCAAGATGGAATTAGGGACAGCTGTAAAGCCACCAACCTTGTAGCCGTCAACTTCGACTTGATTGAATTTGAAATCAACTTCATTGAGTTTTCCAATCATCTCCGTCCAGATACCTTCTGGGATTGTACCAGCGATGTTCTGACGAGCTTCGCCCTTCACAGGTTTGAGCCAAACTTTAGTGATCAGTTTTGAATATTGGTCCATGTTGTTGCGAAGCAACTCCAAGAACACTTCTGGAATGGTCAATTCTGAACCATTGACAGCACGTTTTTCTTGGATAAGGCTGCGTGTGTTTTCTAGGAATGACTTGACTTCGCTGCGTTCTACCAATTCAGCCATAGCAGTGCGAGTCAATCCACCAAAATATTTGTTTCGTGTCATAGTTGAGAGTTCTCCTTTTTGTTTGTTTCGGTTTTCAGGTTCAGCAGCAGGTTCTTCTTTGGGTTCATCTTTAGGCTCCTTGCCTTCCAATGCAGCCAATTCTTCTTCAAGTTCGTCAATTTCGGATTGGATAGCATCGACTTTGTCTTGATATTCAGCTTGTTCCTTTGTCAAAGTGTCGATTTCTTCTTCGACAGCCTTGATTTCTTCGTCAGACCGTGCTTCTTCGATGGCTACTTCAAGCTGAGCACTGCGTTCATCAAAGTTATTACCGTCGTTCAGCTCAGACAAGCTTTCTTTCAAGACCTTAATTTTGCGACGGAGCATGAGTTGTTTTAGCATTGGTTAATTTCTCCTTTAATTGTTTTTTTCGGACTTCCAAGGTCCGATTTTGTAGATTTTCAAAATCTCGTTTCCGAGCTTGAACACTAGTAGCTTCATATGCTGGGAAAGTTACGATAGATACTTCATGTAGGTCAATCTTCTCAATTGTCCACTTGATTGTTCCATCTTCACGGAATTCTGTTGATTCTTCGATGATGTTAAAACCAAATGAACATTGATCCACATCTCCACGTTGAACACGAGCATACAGATTAAGTGCATCAGTATCTTGTTCGTTGATAACAACACGGGCCCATAGTCCCTTGTCATCAGCTTCCAAAGTCAATGTACCAGACTTATTACGACCAAGTACAAGCTCTGTATTGTGATTGATAAGCGCTCGAATATCATTCTCGAGAGTATCATCAAATGCGCCACTTTTGATTTCTTCAAAAGCACCTGGCCACAATTCTGTTTCAGAGCCATAGACTGCAAAATAACCTTCAATTACTTTCTCTTGTTGGCCTTCTTGTTGTTCACGAACAGCAAGTTCAGATTTAAAGCTACGAGTCAGATAGGTTGTTCTCTCCACTTGTTTCTCCTTTCTCTAGTTTTTTCTGATCGCCAATCTTGTCCGCTGGAATAAAGTTTTCCAAAATGACAAGCTGGTCCAACCCTTCTTTTGGTGGCAAGTTTATCCAATTACGGACTTCATTCCCTTCCATCAATCCACGAATATAGAGATTTGAGCCAATTTCCGACAAAGCCTTGAGGTCGTAAGTCAGTAGACTTCTCCAGTTCAAAATAAAATAGTGATGTGGAGAAAGTAGCAACTTGGCTGTCAGTTCCTGTTGAATAATCTCAGCGATGGAGCGTATGCGAGTGGTGACAAAGTTGTCAAACTCAGCTTTATCGAATTTACCGACACCGACAAAAAAGGCTGGTACTTGTAAGATATTGGCAATGGTTGTCTTATCTACTTCCACACTGTCCTTGATGGCAATGTCATTCAGACTAAGTGGTTTGATTTGCTGGACATCTATCATCTCAGCAGGAATAATCCATGGCTTGCCAGCCGTAGAGTTTTTTAGGTACATGTCAAATACCTTGTCACGACCTTCTTCCGAAGCAAGCTCTGCCGTATTGGCATCCGTCTTGACAATCAGAGATGGCATATACTTCCCAGACATAAATTCATTTTTTGTATCCGAAGCCTGCTTGAGATTTTTCAGCAGGTCAGCCATGACAACCCTATACCCTTGCCCAAGCCAAGGCTTTTCAGGGTGGACATTCATGGCAAAGTGTAGCACTTCGTCAGGTCCATACACTTCTTGGTAATCATAGACAACTTGATAGTCAAAGCTGGTCCCGTCAAATCGTATTTTTGATGGTGGCAATGGTTTCAAGTCAGCAATCAAGCCATCTTTGTCAATGATTGGATAGACAACGCTATTCCCATCGCCTTCCAAAAGCATTGACCTGACAATGTTGGCTACCCACTTCTTACGGCTCATCCACTTGTAAGGATTGACATCAATCTTGCGAGATAGCTCATTCTTGAGCCGAATGTCGCCTTTTTCTGTGTTCTCCATCAAGTGGATGGTCATGGACGAAACCATGTCAGCAATCCTATCAACCGCCGTCCGAACTTCTGGACAATCAGCAAGCCGAATATAACCCTGTGACATGGATTTTTTGAAAAAATCCTCTGACACAAAGACTTGCATAGCAGATGATGGCTCAGACCGAATTTGATTTGTGTTGTTTTTCTTTCGTTTTTTCAATTTCTTCCTCCGTTCAACCAAGCAGAAGCGTTGCCTGATTTCTCGCTATCTTCTAGCATTTGACAAGCAGCAAACACCGACGCATCGAATAAGTCAATACGCATAGACTTCTCGACCTTTTCATACTGGATCATGTCATCGACCTTTTCAATCCCACGGACATTTCCGACACAATACTCATATGCGTCAGAATGGCAATAGTAAAATTTCCCGTTGAGTGACTTGGTTTCAATTCGTCTGAAGCCTTCCGACTTTTTCCAGAAATACTGTGGAGCATCCACAATCTTGAACTTGGCCTTTTTCATACCTGAGAAGAACTCACGACCGAACTTCTTATCAAATCCCACACGTTGGATCTTGAAACCCATATCCCTCATACTGACAAACCAATTCACGATGTCGTCATAGGAAACTGTTGGAGTGTTTGACATGGTCAACCATCCATCTTGTTCCCAACCAAACAATGGAATACCATCATCATTAGCCTTCTGATGTGCAGCAGTAATTGGGAAGAATGCATGAGTGATAACAATGTCCACATCTTCATAAGTTCCGTATAGAGCTGCAGCAGTCAAATCATGAAGCTTGGACAAGTCTGCACCACCATACCATTTGATAGGCAACTTAACCAAGTCTTCCAAGGTCCAGTCATAATTCAAATCAGAGTTGATAAAGTCCTGAACATTGAAATATGCCGTCATTGAGTTAGTGAAGACATTGAGGGTCTTGTTAAAGAATTCATTCCGTGTCTGTGGATCAGCCAATGCGACCTCTGCATCGTGGACAAGTTCCTTGATCTCGACCGTCACACCAAGCGACGGATTGGCTTGCTGGATGTAGATTGGGTTAGTGAAATCGACTATTTTCCCATCTTTATCGGTATCCGCATCACAGATAAACAAGAAATAACTATCATCTTCCACAGTTCCATCAAGAACCTTGTCGCAGTACTTCAACCGCTGGGCTAAGAAACCGTTTGGCTTGTCCCCTGCAGTCGTGATGGCCATAAGCAACTTATTCCGATAAGCCCGCTGGGCATTTTTCATCAGCGTGTACTTCTTGGATGACTTCATCCCGTGGATCTCATCTAGGATGATGATGTTCCCGTTGAATGAGTCCAGATTGTCTTCTTCAGCAGCAAGAGCATTGATAGTGAAAGAGCCTTTGGAAAACTCCTTACGGATTACATGCTCATTGTTGTTATCCTTGATTTTGATGGACTTATCTTTCCAGTACTTGACTGTGTGCGTTAAAAAGTCAAAACTCTCTCGTGTTTGTTTGAGAGAGTTGGCTAGGATATACACATTTGAGCCACTTTGGTTATCTAAGATAGCAGCTGTCAAAGCCAGGGCAGAGGCAAATGGTGTTTTACCGTTTTTCCGTGGCAACATAAAAAGCGCTTCAGTGAAACGCCTTATTGTTGTATTTTTACGATAAAAACCAAAGAGATTGACGATACAGAAAATCTGCCAAGGTTGCAAAATGAAAGGGGTATTTGTTAAGGGCATACCCTCCAAGGATTCGCCTTTCCTGTGTACGATCAAACCCTGAATGAATTTTACTGCAAAATCAAACTGCTCATTTCTAAAATCAAACTTGTCGCTTGCAAGGTCATCGAGAAACCTCTGGCAAGCCTTTATTCTCCTCTTGCCAGCAATTATCTTGCCAGAGACTACATCAGTTGCATAGTCCACCGCTATTTTGAAGTTGGGTGAATTGTTTTTGATCATCATAGCAGATTAGCAATCATGCCTTCCAGACCTCCAGCATCCTTTGGTTTAGGTGGTTCGATTCCGACAGCCTTTGGATTTAAGCCAAGTCTATCCGAATAGGTAACAATATCCTTGCGAAGATTTTCCATGGACTGAACCAACGGTGTCTTTCTCTCAACAATGGTGCCTCTACCTGTTTCATGCTCTTCTGTGAACTGTGACCCATTAGCCAAGAACTCTTCCCGAGCGTTCTGGTAGTCATAGAGCAAGCCAGAATAGATTTCGATGATGTCATCATAATGCTTTGAGTAGGTCCCCATTTCTTTCATGGACTTCACAATTCTGTTTTTGATTGTGCTTTGTCCTTTAGGCCTTGCCAAAAACTCCCCTCCTTCCAAAAATTTCGTGTAAAAATGTGACAAAAATCCTCACAGAATCGTAGAGGGGGAAAAAGTTCCCCTTCCCGGTCCCCAACGGCACAAAGTGATTTTAATTTTGAGGGGGGGCTTTGTGAATGACTGAAAGATTTTTATAAAATTCATCAAAAAATTTTTTTCGTTTTCTTTGCCACCACAAGCCCTGCCCTACAACTTTGTCGTTGGTTCTATCGTGAAAGGTTCCGTGTACTTTGTTAGTCAGACTAATAACATTCCAAGATACAAACTCCAGTTCTGGATATTCTGATACTGGATAAATGTGATGTACCATTTCAGCTGGAACAGTCTTGCCGTATCTCAACGATTCTTGACAGAGATACTTGTCACGTTTCATTGTACGACTTCGGAACTTATCCCAGCGACTAGACTTCAGCGTTTTACGAACAGGTTTAAATGTCACTGACTACCTCCAGTTTCACTTGGACAACCACATAATTACGACCACATCCTCTTTCCTCGAGCTCAAGTGTTGCCTCAAGTTTGCTTGAATAAGTCAAGGCTTGTCTATCACTTGTCCTTTGGCGTGGAGGAGAATATCTATAGTCAGTTCCATAAACAAATTTTCCTGTCTGTTTATTCATGATGCAAAATGTTCTCATGTTCCACTATCCTCATCAACAGAAAAGGACAACTCGTCCAGCTGTCCTACTTGTTTACAAAAATTCATGATACAAATATAACACGAAAATCGTGAGAAAAATAGTACCCTTTTTTCTCATTTTTCAAAAACTACTTGACAAGTTCTCTGCTTGGTAGTTCCTAAAATAAAACTATACCATTTTCCCTCTCAATCATCTTTAACCTATATTGTGTCACTTTCGCTTTTTTCTCAAAAGTCTTGTAAACAAAAGGTTTTCCAGCTTTCTTATTTTTCAATCTGACACTACTGCAATATGTCACATTCTTATGTTCCTAAACGAAAATTTGCTAAGGCTCGGTCCTGTTGGTCTTGGTTGATACCGATGTATCTTTTGGTAATTGCTGCGCTAGCATGATTGAACAATTCCATGAGCATGGCAATATCCTTGTACTTCTGATAATAGTGATAGCCAAAAGTTTTTCGCATGGTATGCGTTCCAACATTTTCAACTCCACAATCTTCAGCAGCTATCTTGATAATGCTGTATGCTGCCTGTCTTGTCAACGGCTTGTTCTTTCCTTTGCGACTTTGGAATAAGTAATCGCCGACACGTTTGCCTTTGATGTGTTTATCCATTTCCCGTTTGAGAAAAGCATTCATCTTGACCTTACGACGTTTCTTGGTTTTTCTTTCTATCAGCAAAAGATACCAGCCACGGACATTAGACACCTTTAGATTCAGAATGTCGGAAATGCGTAAGCCTGTGTTAATCCCTGTCAAGAATATCAAATAGTTGCGATAGTCCCAATCTTTTAGATAATCACACATGATGTCGATGTCTTCCTTGTTGCGAATTGGTTCAACATAGTTCATAGCTTTTTCCCTCCTTTCTTGCAGATAAATGAAAAAGCCAGTGCATTTCTGCAACTGACCTGTAAATCTGTCGGGCGAGTTCTGGTTATTCTTGAAAGGTGTTCCTTTGAAAACGAAAGGCTCTTGTGGGTATCTATCCGTCTTCTCGTTCCGACACTATCATAATACCAAGATTTTCATGAGAAAAAAAGTAGTCTTTTTTCTCATTTTACAATTCCCCTTTTAATATTGCATACTGCTCCAAGATAATTCTACGACGGCGATAGATTGTTGCATTGCTTAAAAATTTCTGGTCTGCAATTTCTTCCCAGCGTAGTTGTGGGTACTGCCATCGTAGATTGAAGATTTCCTTGTCTTCGTCGATTAGGTTAGAAAGTAGCTTGTCCACAATCTCCTTGAAGCCTTCCAGGAACTTTAATGTCGGATCATCCGCGAGCTTGACCGCGATGGTTTCTGTTGGTTTGCTGATTCCGATTGAAGTCCCACCTTGGCTGTCTGGGTTTCTGGTAGTTAGCTCCAGCCTGCGTAACTCTATGGTTCGCTGGATACCTCGGAACTTGAATAGTTCTTGGTCCAGTAGTTGAAGTTCCTTGTTGCTCAATTTCTTCAAATTTTACCTCCGAATTTTCTAAATAATTAAATAAGCTATCGAACATTTTAGAAAAAGCCTTACTGATGTCAGAAACTATCTGCTTAATCATTCTAGATAAAACTTCAATTTCTTCCTGACTTAACTTTCTAAGCTTATTTTCTAATTCTATTTGTTTCTTCTGAGCAAGTTGTTTAGCTTTCTTCTTTTTAATCCTTCTATTCATCTTGCTCTCCATTTCCTGATATTAGCTTTTATGAATGTAGCCTGCTCTTGCATCTGCTTCCATTCATAATCCATGATGATTTCAAGTTGATTGTTACAAAGACCTTTTAAGAAATCATTTTGAGCTTCTAGCTTCTCAATATCCTTATAGGCCCTTTCGTACAGTTCATCTTCCAGAAATCTAATGCGCTCTGCCATTGCTTCTTGAATGATGATATAAGTTGGTTTCTTGTACTTTGTCATTACAATATTACCTCATCTCCTATTTTAAGAGATTCATAGTTTGTTTGAGTAACTACGAATATTCCGTAATTTTGTACTGTGATAGTGTACATGTCACCAATCTTCTCCTTGTGGACGACTCTGCCTTTGATTTCAGCGCCTTGATTATCAGCCTTGTAGATGAGCATCGGGCGCTTTTCTTCTAGTTTTGTAATGTGGATACTCTGCCAAATATTCAATCCAGCGGACAATAATATCCAGATTGCGATAAATCGTTTCATGTCTCCTCCTCAAAATAAAATTTACCATTAAAAGGCTTGATTTCAATAATTCCATAATCTAACCCAACTCTTGCTATAAATGGCTTGCTGATCCTTTCGTGCAAGGTAGACATCTGCTCTCTGAATTCTTCTAACAGAAGAGTAGATTTGTAGAAATTGCATTGATAGCAAGCAGGCATATAGTTTTCAAAGCTATCTTCTCCGCCTCGATAGTGAGGATGCAAATGATCTACTCTTAAAGTTTTCAAGTCCAAAACCTTGCCACAATAAGCACAGTGACCGCCGTATTTATCTAAAACTTTTTGTCTAGTGGTTTTAGATATGCTTTTTCGTTTCATTCTGTGACCTCATTTCTCAATTCAAAATGAATTCCATACAAGAGCAAATCATTTTGAAAGTCAACGAATGCTTCAATCATCTCAGCTTCTTGAAAATCGTATTCCTCGACTGTACCCAAGAAATCATCAATATCATCTCTTTGGACACTTCCATATTCTGTCTTAGTATGTTCCACGGCTAATTCATAGCCATCAACACCAATTGTGTAGTAGATTCTGCCAGCTGAATAATCATATTTGTAATTCTTGATAATCATCACTCCACCTCCTCAAAATAACTATGAAATTCACTTAAATTGATAATAGCAACCTCTTCAACATAATGCTTCTTAATGTCAAAGTCTGGATAATTTTTCCCAAACTCTTTCTTTATTGCTTTTTCAGCAAGCGAGGGTTGAGCGAATATACTTGCCCCATTTCTTAAAGCTAGCGCTTGGCCGTTTTTGTTTACTATTCGATAACCTACATCAAACGGTCTGATTCCCCTTGGGATTTTTATGCATTTGCTTTGAATCTTCATTCTTTCTTCAAGTGTTTGTACCATCACTCCACCTCCTCGACTTCAAACAATGGACTATTAAACACTTCACTAAAACCAGCATCTTCTAATTCTTTTCGGGTGTGGTGTGTGCCATAAAGTGAGTTTTCTTCCCGGTCTGAGAAAAGCCATTTGTTTGAATGTTTCTCACGGTTCAAAGTTTCGTGATTTCCACAAATGCCTTTCACCTTTACCCGATATCTCTTCTCTTTCTCGACCTCGTAGCCGTCAAGCCAAGCACGAGCGTATGTCTCGCTATTGTTACAAATCCATCTCAAAGTTTCTGTAACGTCACCCTCAAAACCATCAGTTATAGCCCGTCCATAGTATGAGTAAGGTACGGTGCTTCCATATAACGTGCCTGAACATTTTTTAAAATGCTCAATCCAATCAGCCACAAACTGCGGGATTGCGACTTTTCCCTGTTCAATCATGCCTTCAACTTTACCTTGCTCGTAGACTTCGCGCCATTTTGCGTGACTAAAGTCCTGTTCAAATTCACCCATGATAGCTTTCAACCAAACTTCTCTATCATGCAATGGCAACTCTCGTAATCGTGCTAGTATGTTCTTGACGTATCGTGGAGCTTCGTCTGCACGACCTGTTTCTGGTTCGTCTAATTCAGAAACGAGTTCTATCATAAAGTCTATTTTGACGTATTCACATTTATTCCCAAAAATATTTTTTAAACCTTCTATCCGTTCAATCAATTCCTGTTTATTCATCTTACTACCTCCCTAAAACGGCAAATCATCATCTGAGATATCCAAAGGATTTGTGGTTCCGAAACTTGCCGGCATCTGCTCTTCGATATTTGATTGGTTTGCAGAATTGTCTCGTTTTTCGAGTAGTTGGAAAGTCTCAGCAACTACTTCTGTCACATAGACACGTTGTCCTTGCTGATTATCATAGCTACGAGTCTGGATGCGACCTGTGATGCCTACAAGATTTCCTTTTTTGCACCATTCAGAAAGCAATTCAGCTGGTTTTCTCCAAATCATGCAATTGATGAAGTCGGTCTCACGTTCTCCGTTTGCTCCTTTGAAGTTCCGATTAACCGCCATATTGAAAGTTGCTACTGCGACATTTGAAGTTGTATATTTCAACTCTGGATTTCGTGTTAATCGCCCTACAAGGGTTACATTATTGATCATTATTTCAAATCCTCCTCTTTTACAAACACCCCGTCAATCATCTTACCTTTGCGGTCCTTGATAACTTCATAAGCTTCTTCTAAGCAACTTTCAGCTGTAGTGCCATTGCAAAATGAAACCGTACTGATCACGCTGTCAAGAAACATCAAATCTGCTTTGATTAAAGGAATTTGTGTCTCATTGTGACAGACATGAGCGTATAGCTTCTGAGCGATATTACCCAGACTGGAAACCATCAGCAGCAATTCGAGTTCCTGTTGATTAGCCGAAATCTGAGCACCGTTCTTGATCTGTTGCTCAAGTCCAATCATTACTACCTGGATATCACCAAGCGCATCGTAAATCAGTTCAGATTTATCCTTGGCAATACCTTCAAACAATTCTCCTGACTCTTCCATCAACTTCAAGAACTGTTTGACAGGATTTGCTTCATGTAAATTTCGGTCAACAAACCATTGTTGTACTTTTTCTTCCAAATTCATTTTTGTATTCATCTTATTTTTCCTCCACTTCTTTCAATGATTCTATTGTCTTAAGAACTTTTTCTAACATTGATTTATGTAACGTGATGTAATTATTTTTCTTCACTTGTTCACAGAAGATACAAATTCGATCGCCAAAAAATCTGCAATTTTCAGTTAAGCGATGTCTTTCATCTGACTCTATTTGTTCCTTATTGGCTAAGCTAACAAGGATTACTTCATCAGATTCTTTCCAATCTGGAAGTGCTACAGCTTTGTATAAGTTTTCAAATGCTAAATTGGTTAAAATATCTCTAGCCATTCGTTTCCTCTCTTTTCTTCGTAATCAAGTAGTAGCAGTCAACTGCTCCGTAGTCAATCCTGATATTTTCTCCACTCATGCTTTTCTGAAATCGTGGATGACTGATTGCTGAGTAACTAGCTTGATGTTGCTTTAATTCATTGATTGCGCTATGTATGTGGCAAAAACTCCCAATAAGTATCTTGCGTTGACCGTTGTAAATGAAATAGAGTTCAATCATCTTTACTAAACTCCTTGTAAATTTTTTTGAATATTTCTGACACCAATTTTTCAGGTATATTAGATCTCTCGTTATATGATTTTGAGAAGTTTTTCCACTCGATATCCTGCTTGATAATTTTATTTTTAAGATTAAGTTCAATATTGCTTCCAAAAATCGTCCGTTTTTGTAAAGGATAATCATAATTATTGTATCTAGCTAGGTTTTTGTATGGAATTCTGAATCCAATAATATCCTCAATGTATGGCCACAGTCTATCAGCTGCTGGATTCTCAATAACCCAAAATTGTGGTCTATATCTTTTTATGATTTCTATTGTGTTGAAAGCTGTTAGCTCCCCATTGATCCTTTTTAAAAATTGTCTGTCGTACTGATAATTTATATAGGCTGACTCGTAATCCTGATTTGCCCTGATCGTGAATGGTGAAGGTCTTACTTGTGGAGCGAACAAGCTATCAGACACATCATTGCGTTTCCAACACGCATTCCCATTTTCCATGGCAGAGGCATTTGACCAGGACTCGCATGGTGGACTAGCAATAATCAAGTCAGGTTTTGGTAATTTGTCTAACTCATCAAAGAGCGTATTGTCACCAAATAAACGTTTGTAATCAGCAAGGTCCAGATTCATGAAATGATTGTTCTTGTTTTCTATATCCATTCCGATTGAATAGATTTCAATATTCGCCCCCCCCCGAACTATTCAGAGAGTTAGCGCCATTGAAGTAAGAACCATTTCCACTATCAAAAAGCGCCCAAACTGTCATTTTTTTAATGATCAATACCTCCTAAAATAACTTCAACTGCTTCTCATAAGCATCAAGTCTCTGCTTAGCAAGGTTGAAGATGTCTCCGTCTAACTCACAACCTACATACTCAAAACCTAATTCTTGACAAGCGATCAAACTACTTGCTGAACCGACATGAGTATCAAGAATCTTATCTCCGTCTTTTGCATAGTTTTGTAGCAACCAAAGATAAAGATTGATTGGTTTTTGAGTCGGATGGATTCTAACCTCATTCAATACCTTATTTCCTTGCTGAATATGGCCTTCAGATATTGACTTGCCTTGCATCATACCATTCCACATATAGCGAAACAGCCGTGTACTATCATGTAAGCTGCAGTATGCTATCTCACAATCTGAAAAACTTGAATGACCATTAACTTTGTCCCAAACGATACGGCCAGAACCAAAAGAATAGTCGAAGTAGTTCACACCCCAAATAATTTGATTTTTAGATACCCTGAAAAGTTCATCAAAATAATCTCTATTTGGAATTTGCCACTCTGAGGTTTTGCCATACAGTCTATTGACACCAATCGGACTAACTTTTCGACCATAGTATTCTCTTTTTTCTGGACCAGAAAAGTAAGGTGGATCAACAATAGCTAGGTCGAAGTAATCATCAGGATATTGTTTCATGATGTCCATACAATCGTTGTTAAAAAACTCTCTCATCAATACCTCCTATCCTTCATACTGGATGGATATACAAAACATTTACCTGTTGCTCCTTCAAAAATTCGACTAGATAGAGCACCGTTGCCAAAATCGTCTGAGTAAAGCTCTTTAATTTCTTCACTCGATAAGTTTGTGTTGATAATGGTATTTGTCCGATTATCCAAAATCTTGAATAAAATTTGATGCGCCCACTCATTCCGCTTCGTGTCGGCCTTTCGACTCTCTTTCCCAAGATCGTCCAAAAAAAGAAAATCCACCTCAGACAATAGCTTGACCATCTTCGCTTCTGAATAGCCATTGTCAAACTCAAAGCTTTCACGAATCTTATCAAATAAAGTAACGACTGACACAAAGAGCACGCTTTTAGGTTCATCATAAGACTTAAATTGCTCATTGAGAAACCGAGCTAATCCATAAGTCAGATGACTCTTACCAACACCAGAAGGTCCTGTGATGATGGCATTCCCAACTGTACCTTTGGCATACTCACGTTCCAATCGCTTCACAAAATTCATAGCCTTTTCATCAATATCAACCTGAATTTCATAATCATGTAGTGACTTGCTGGCCAGCTTGCTTGAAACGATGCTATTGCGAGAAAATACTTCGTAAGTATCCGAGAGCTTACTCTTGACCTCGGATTCCATATTCAACTGCTTTTCAAAGAGTCGAATGTTCTCTTTCTCACACTCAGGACATTGACTGATTTCCTCAACCTTGCCCTTGATAGGAATCTTAACAGACCAAAGATGGCATCCATGGATTTCACAGATATCATCAAGAACTGTTCTGGTTCTGAATTGTTTAAACTGTTTCATTTAAAATCCTAGCCTTTCATCAACTGCTGATTGAAATGAGTGAACTTTTCGTGGTATAGGTTGGTTTAGATAATTGTCCATCTTATTACCAAAAAGTGTTTGTGGTTGAAGATACTGTTCATAATCTGTACCTTTCCACTTAGCGACCATGATGTCCACAACCTTTTTAAAATCTTCAAGGACATAACCCTCTTTTAGCCTTGCCTTGATAAATTTTTGATGACTAGCAGTGTCAACCTTAAAATTCTTCTTAGCTTTCAAATTGAGATAAGAAATAACTTCCTGACAAATCAAGAATATATTATTGTTATTCTCAGTCTTAGTATTCTCAGTCTTGATTGTGTGTACTTTTTGCACTTCCGAAAGTGTATTTTCTACACTTCCATGGTGTACTTTTTGCACTTCCTGAAATGTACTTTCTACACTTCCGTTAAGTGCCCCAAGATAAATTCGGTTTGGTAAGTTCATTCCTTGTCTGACTTCTGTTATTAGACCAGCATCCTTCAATTCCTTTTTAATTTTGATAATTGTCTTGTTGCTATTACAATTTAAGTCAATCATCAATTGTTCATTTGTGTAATACTGGAACACGTTCCCATCTTTATCATGCCAGCCATTTTTCAAAGATAGTTCTAACCTATCAAATAGAAGCATGTAGAGCAGTTTTGCATTATTGCTTAGTTTTTTATATTTTTCATCATAGATGAATGGTTTTGGAAATTTAAAGAAGGCTAGAAATCCAGTTACTTCACTCTTTTTAATCATAGTTATACTTCCTCCACACTTGAAAATTTTGTGTATTCCTTATGAAAATACAACTTCACTGTCCCTAGACTACCATGTCGATTCTTTTCTAGGATCAGCTCGGTCACGTTATTCGCTTCTTGACTGTCTGCATGTTCTTTCTGGTAGTAGGCATCACGATACAAGAAAGCTACAATGTCTGCATCTTGCTCAATCGAACCAGATTCTCGCAAATCTGATAGCATTGGGCGCTTGTCCTGTCTCTGCTCAACCGACCGACTCAACTGCGATAAGGCTATGACAGGAACCCTCAAATCCTTTGCTAGTATCTTCAATTTCCTTGAAATTTCAGAAACAATCTGCTGACGATTCTCCCTCTTTGAACCAGTAATCAACTGCAAGTAGTCAATGATGATAATGCCCAGACCGCCCATTTCTTGAGAAAGCTTTCGAGCCTTTGACCGTATCTCTGAAATCCGAATCCCAGCCGTGTCATCCACGAAAATAGGCACATCATAGAGATTGCTTTGCGCATGTACAAGTCTTTTCCATTCATCTGTACTTAAATTCCCAGTCTTCAAATGATAACCTGGAACCATCCCCTCTGATGCCACCATACGCTCAATCAATTCCTCTGCTCCCATTTCAAGCGAGAAGATGACGGCAGGCTTTCTTTCCATCGTAGCCACATGCTTTGCAATGTTCAATGCTAGCGCCGTCTTGCCCATAGCAGGACGAGCAGCAAGGATGATAAGATTCCCTTCATGAAGGCCTGTTGTAATCTTATCCAATCCGACAAAGCCAGTAGATAGACCAGTTACGAATCCATCTGTCTGTGAGCGAGTCTCGACTATCTGCATGTGTGTATCAAGAATATCGGCCACATTACGAAATCCTGTCCCTGCATTTTGATTACTGATATCAAGAATTGATTTTTCAGTTTTTTCGATGATTTCATTGATAGAAATATCTCCCTGATATGCACTAGAAAGTGATTTCGACAGTTCAGCTATGACTTTCCGAAGAGTTGCCTTCTCTTTTACTAATTTTGCATAATGCTCCACATTTTTTGAAGTTGGTGTTGAATTTACCAACTCTACAACATATGTCATGCCCCCAATATTTGAGATATCACCCTGATTGGTAAGAGCTGACACCATAGTGGTAGCATCGATTGGCTCACCTTTTTCAAGCAGAGACAACATGGTTTTAAACACTATCTTATTTGCAGGCTTGTAGAAATCATCTGGAGTCAATTCGTCTGCCAGCGATGTCATCGTTTCTGGTGAAATAAAGACTGCCCCCAAAACCGACTGCTCTGCGACTAGATCATGAGGTAGTATTCTAAAATCTTCACTCATGCGCTATTCCCCCAATATTTTTCTAAATCCACATTCATCACTACAGCAAGATTCTTTTGCTCAGTTAAGATCTGACGACGATAAGGAGCAAGTCCAGCTTGTCGCTCTTCCTCGCTTCGTGGCAAGTAATAGCCGTTCGGCTTCATCTTCTTAGCTACGATAGGATGACTAAAATTCACACGCAGACTCTCAATGACCTCTTCTAGCCTACGCTTTGAGAGTCCGGTTTCGATACGAATTTCACTTGCTTGAATGGGCAGGTCGAAAGTCGCGCAATTCATGATCATTTTTAACACACGGATTTCCATCTCACTCATTTCACGACTAACACTCATGTCTTTGCCCTCCATTTTCTTGGATTCTGACGGAAATTCATAGTCATTTCCTGATAAAGCAAACGCCCATTTTCTTCTAAGAGGCCTGCATTTTGCTTTCTTAGAAAATCATTATTACCTGCTTCTTCCAGGTAGTCCTGAGCCAGTCTGTCATAATCTTCGATGCATGCTCTAAAAACTTGTGGTACATCCTCAAGCGATGAAGCCAGTCCTGTAGGTGGCTGGGTATCGTAGGTGGATTTCCTATCGCTATTTTTCAAGTTTCTTCGGGCAACTTCTCTAAAATCCTCAGTTTCTTCGATGATCACTACATTTTGCTCATCCGATTTTTCATTTTTAGCTGTAAATATCATCAGGATAAAGAACCCGATAAAAATAACTAGTAAGCCAAGCAATTGGCTTGATACAGTTGGTTCTGTCATTTTGTTCTCCTTACGTTCTTAATTTCCGTACTTGTTTTTCTAATTCCAAAATCTCATAAACATCATTGACATCGTACATAGTATCTTTCCCCTGCTTACGAAATCTTAATCCTTTACGTTCTAACTGCTTCACATATCCGTGCGTAAAGCCGAACTTCTTCATCAAAGTTTGTTGATTGATTGGCATGCGATCATTCTCTAACTGCTCCTTGACCTGCTTTTCAGCAAAAGCCAATAATTGATTCGTGAACAATTCAGCACTTTCACCATCTAATCGTAATTGTAACGTTATACCTTCCATTTTTTACATCCTCTCAACTATGCGGGCAAGCATTTTTGTGATATAATGGTTTTAATTATTTTAGTATGCACCTGATTTCCGTCAGGTGCTTTTTTGTTATTCTCCTCAAATGCGTAATCTTCCAGCACCTAATTTTGATGATTAGGTGTTTTTTGTTGCATAGCACGCTTTCTGATAGCTTTTCCCAAACAATCAGATAAGTGAAGCATATTAGGGACCTTGCTTCCTTGGATGCTACTAATAGCTCCTAAAGCTTCATAGTAAGTTTCTGTGTGTTCCAAAATATCATCAACCATATTTTCAAAATGTTTCTCAATAATTTCTTTGATGAGATCATTATTTTGTTTCTTTTCGTTCATAATATTCCTTTCTACGCCTTTTCCTTTTTTGCGGTTAAACCGCAATGTTGTGTAAAAAAATAATGTCATCAATAGACACATCAAAAGCAGTAGCGATTTGATAAGCCTGCGTTACAGTAGGCTCTGTTTTACCTCGCTCCCAATTTCCCCAAGTATCAGCAGAGACATCAAGGGCCTTAGCTGCGTCCACTTGTCGCCAGTTCTTTAGCGTTCGCAATGTTTTAAGAGTCATTTTTGGCATTTTACTGTCCTTTCTAACATTTTTTATAATTGACTGACTCAACTATGATTATATTATAATGCGGTTAAACCGCAATGTCAAGTGTTTTTTGCGTTTTTTTCGTATTTTTTTATTTTTTTCTTTACTTTTTTGCGTTTTTGCCGTAATATATTCTATATAAAGGAGTGATACAAATGAGTAATAATAAAAGTAAAGAAATTTTCTCTGCGAACTTGGAAAATTTGATGAGCAGCAGAGGGATTGATAGAAATAAGCTCTGTTCTGATCTCGGATTGAAGTACACTACTGTAAGAGATTGGTTAAAAGGCATAACTTATCCTCGAATAGGAAAGATCGAATTACTTGCAGACTATTTCGGAGTAAACAAATCGGACTTGATAGAGGATAAAACTCAAGAAGTAAAAGAACTAAAAATCCCTACTTCCCCTCTTGTTCAAAAAATCACTGAAAAAGTTGTAAAGTTATCAACTCCAAGAAAACAAAAAATTCTGAACTATGCTAATGAACAATTAAAAGAGCAGAATAATAAAGTGATTATGATTGAGGAAAAGCTTTTTGAATACCGTGTTTTTGAAAAGCTATCAGCTGGTACTGGATTTTTATACTTCAACGATGGGAACTATGACACTGTTTTTTATGACAAAGACCTAAACCACGATTTTGCTTCTTGGGTTTTTGGAGACTCAATGGAACCTAAGTACATGAATGGAGAGGTTGTTCTAATCAAAGAAACAGGTTTTGACTACGATGGTGCCGTTTATGCAGTCGATTGGGATGGCCAAACTTATATAAAGAAGGTCTATAAAGAAAAAGATGGTCTTAGACTCGTCTCTATCAATAACAAGTATAAAGATAAATTCGCACCGTATGACGAAGATCCAAGAATCATTGGAAAAATAGTCGGAAACTTCATGCCAATTGAAAATTAAAAGGAGAAAAACATGAACAAAAGAACAAATTCTAAGCCAATTTATAAAAGAGTATGGTTTTGGGTGCTGATTGCTATCGTGTCTATTGGTGTTGTAAATGGCATTTTAAACACTCCACCTAAAAATACTGCTGCTAAAACTGAAAAAACAACATCAACAACGGTTGAGCAGAAATTTAAAATGACTAAAGAATTAGGTGAGGAATTCGCTTTATACTTTAAAAAGAACGCTGAGGTCCTTGATAAAGGAGAAAAGGTTGATTTTGTTCCTGGAGGGGATGATAAAAACCTTTCTGTGCGAATTGGAGAAAGCTGGAAAAATGAAAGCACTAGTCGTAAAATCTATATTTCAAATGAATTTTTTAAAGCTAAGAATACCATTTTTGAAAAGTGGGCTCAAGAAAAAGGCTACAATGTTGATTTAGAAAAAGATACACCTCAACTGCTTGTTTATACCTCAGACTCTGATAAAACTCAAATATCTCAAGAGTACAAAGGAGAAATGAAAATTCTGAAATAAAATAAAAAAATCCCCACACTCTCCGACGGCCATCTTTGAGTGTGAGGCTTCAACTTTCCATGTGACAAGCAATGGAAAAGATGATAAAAAAATACAACTATAGTTTATCATAAGTTCTACACCTTTTCAACTATGCGGGCAAGCAATCGAAAAGAAAGGACATTTTATGATAAAAAAATACATTACAAAAAAAGGAGAGACTAGATATCTCTTTCAAACATACCTGGGCATAGACCCTGCAACTGGAAAAGAAAAACGCACAACACGCCGTGGTTTTAAAACCATCAAAGAGGCCAAGGCAGTCGAACGTGATCTTCTCTTAGATGTTGAAGAAAATGGTTTTTCAAGCAATAAAGATTCCCAGAACCCTACATTCGCTGAAGTTGCTGAGCTATGGCTTGAAAGCTACAAGAGCACTGTAAAACCAACAACTTATCAGAACACTAAGAAGAAACTTGATGTTATGATTGACTCATATTTCACAGATATGAAGATTAAGCAGATCAGTGTCGCTTATTGTCAGAAAGTTGCTATAAAGTTAAGCAATCGCTATGTCCTCTATTCCAATTACTACTCTGTTATCAGCCGTATTTTCAAGTATGCCACTTCTCTTGACATCATTAAGTCAAATCCCTTAGACAAGATTATCAAGCCTAAAAATAAACCATTAAAGGGCAAAGAGAACTACTATACAAAGCAGGAACTAACGGATTTTCTTAAAGTTTCCAAAGCAAATTTTAAGCCAGTGGACTATACCTTTTTCCACTTACTCGCTTTTTCTGGATTGAGAACTGGAGAAGCAATCGGTCTCATGTGGTCAGATGTTGACTTTGAAAATAAACGGTTAAGCATTTCTCGCACAGCTGTCGTGATTGGCAAAAAACAAACTGTTCAGGATCCTAAAACCAAAAGGAGTAAGAGGGTTATCGCTTTGGATGATGAAACTCTGAATGTTTTGAAACTCTGGAAACGACAGCAAATAAAAGAATATTTTCAGGCTGGTGTGCCTTACAAACATGATTCGAATTATATCTTTACAAATAATAGCGGTGGATGGCTTTTGGCTGCGACTATGAAAGTGAAGCTTAGCAGATTCTTTCGTAAACATAATAAGCTTAAAAAAATTTCGCCTCACGGATTTAGGCACACACATGCTTCTCTCCTGTTTGAAGCTGGTGTTACAGCCAAAATCATTTCGGATAGACTTGGTCATAATAATGTTCAAATCACCCTTGATATGTATACTCATATCAATGATAATCAACGTGTTGAAGTCGTTGACCAGCTCATGGATTTCATCCGCTCCAGCTAA